GCCAAAGTTATTACCGCTAAAAACAAACGCTACAAGGAGATTACAAATGCTTGATTTACCTAACGCATGGCCTGGCCTTATGGAACAAGGGACAGACGCATGGTTTACCGCCCGCATAGGCAAGGTAACCGCCAGCAGGGTTGCCGACCTAATGGCTAAGACCAAGACCGGCTATTCGGCATCACGCGACAACTACATGGCGCAATTGGTTTGTGAAAACCTGACCAAAACAAAAGCGGAAGGATTTACCAACACCGCTATGGAATGGGGTACTGAGCAAGAACCATTCGCTAGAGCAGCGTATGAAGCCAAAACCGGCGTGATGGTTGAGGAAGTGGGGTTTGTACCCCACCCGCTAATTGAGTGGGCTGGAGCCTCGCCTGATGGCCTTGTCGGGCCTGATGGCCTAGTGGAAATCAAATGCCCAAACACGGCAACCATGATTGACACGTTATTAACCGGCAAAGTGCCTGGCAAGTACAACATACAAATGCAATTCCAAATGGCTTGCACGGGTCGCCATTGGTGCGATTACGTTGTGTTTGACCCAAGGATGCCCGCTAAAGCGCAATTATTTGTCAAACGGGTTTTCCGTGATGATGCTTTTATTCAAGAAATGGAGGCGGAAATTGTCAATTTTTTAGCTGAAGTAAACGTTCAAATTCAACAACTTAACGCAATCATTGAAGGTAATTAATCATGTCCAAGATCAAAAAAGAAATCTCCGTAATCAGCGGCAAATACACAAATGCCCAAGGCGTAGCCAAAAACCGTTACGCCCGCATTGGGTCAATCATTGAAACCAAGTCCGGCGATATGCTAAAAATTGACAACGTGCCATTAGTCGCTGGCGGCTGGGATGGTTGGGCTTATATCAATGAGCCAAAGCCAAAAGATGATGGTTTTCCTAAAAATAACTTTGACGTACCCTTTTAAGGATAAATCATGGAACACTATCGCGCTAGAAACATCGACCCAATAACTAGCTGGCAAGCGGCTGACCAAGCAAAAGACCTTGCCAAAGCCCACGCCGCTTTAATTTTTAAAACTTTGCAGGAGCAAGGCCCACTTGGTAAAGACGGGATTGCATTCTTTGCCGTGCTTGATGGCAACCAAGTAGCCAGGCGCTTGCCCGAAATGGAGCGTAATGGTCTAGTTGGGTTGACAGGTAAAACCGTAAAGTCTATGGCTAAACGTGCGGAAAGGGAGTGGTATGCGATTTCTTAAATTTCTTAAAGATTACTACCGCGACTTAACGCCATCCGAGGTTATCCAGCGTGAACTGGCGCAAGCCCACTTAGACCGCCTTGAGGCTGAAGGGGCAGTCGAGTATGCCCAGGCAGTGCTTGACTTGAATTTAGGCCGTATAGAGCGTTTAAACACACGTTTAGGAGAGTACAAATGAAAGAAAACGTAGAAGCACAGTATGTTAACCCTGCATGGATGGTAAAGACAGGCGGTTATGCAAAGGACATAACCATGCGTGATTACTTTGCGGGGCTAGCTATGCAAGCACAGTTATCAATGCCTGAAATTGGTTTAGTTATAAGCCAAGGAACTATAACAATAGAAAATGTTTGCGGAAGTTGTTATGAATGGGCAGACTCAATGCTCAAGGAGCGTGCCAAATGACTAACTGCTGTGACGCTAATGGAAACTGCACACAAGGCCGCGATTGCCCTATCAGGAAGCAGCGCATGGAGGCCGCAAACAAGGCATACATCGAACATGGCAGGGTTGTTGACACTGACCCCTATGAAGACACACTCAGCACTGTCAAGGCGCTGATCTCGGTAATAGTCGTGTGCGTTGTCCTGACGTTAATTTCTTTTTTGATTTGGGGGAAGTGATGAACATCATTGAACTAGCACAGGAATGCCAATTGATAGGTATGCGTCCGCATCTTGATGGCATTTATCAAGATGCCCTTGAAAAGTTTGCCGCTTTGGTAGAAGCAGCAGCCCGTGCTGATGAGCGTGAGGCGCTTGAAAAAATTGACTGGACTGCTTTGATGCGCGAAGGTAGTTTGGTGACATGGGGCGATGCACAGGAACTTGGTTATCGCGTACTTGCAACTATCCGAGCAAGGGGAACAACATGAAGTGCGCCGTCAAGGACTGCGAAAATCGCGCACACGAAGGCAAGTTTGTCGGTCTGTTGTGCTCTCCCTGTCATACGTTTATCGCTGGAGATGGCGGTCTGTATTCGCAAGCCTACCGCAACTCCCGCAACATGATCGACACGGCTATTGCACATGAGCGTGAGGAGTGTGCCAAGATTGCAGAAAAAACTATCTGCGATGTTCATTTACCAACCGGCACAAAAATATATGGAAGCAGAGTAGCTACCGCCATCCGCGCAAGGGGAACAACATGACAGGCTATCAAAGCAAAAAGGCAGCGGCGCAGGACAAGCTGACGCAGGAGCCGGATGTAGTAATGCATTGGGCATCGCACACATGGACAACGCTTAACCCGCCACCGAAAGGAAGTGGTGACGTTAATTTGTATTACGCACCCGCAGCACAACCAGAGCAGGAGCCGGTGGCGTGGGTTGACCCAGCAACACTGTATCAATTAAAAATTGGCTTAGAGGGTGTGCATTTGGTGTATGAAACAGAGATGATCAACTCTTTACCTTTGTATGAGAAACCACAGCGCACATGGGTAGGGCTGACTGATGAGGAGATGCAAGCCGTAGTTGATGCACAGCTACTGGTATCAAACATCAATGTTTATTTCAAAGCCATTGAATCCAAGCTGCGGGAGAAAAACACATGAAAATTGTTGAAATTAAAGATTACGCTTATCCTTGCATGATGGCAGAAAAAGCGCTTAAAAACGCTTACAGCCTAATGCTTGAAGGTAAAAAAGACCAAGCTATTGCGGAGTGCATTACCGCCATCCATGAAATTGAAGACATTATTACCGCTATACAAAATGAGAAAATCAAGGCATCAACTAATTCGTGACACGTTGTTAGCGCATGAAGATGGCCTTACAAAAAGCCAAATCTGTAACATCACAAACATTAGCTCTAATTCAATCAAAAAGTCTTTAGACGCTATGCCAGACGTTTATATTGATAGGTGGATAGTGCCCGCGAAGAAGGCCGTTACACCCGTTTATGTTGCGGTTGATGTGCCGGAGGATTGCCCTAAGCCATAAACAAAGCGCGTTCGTCAATGCGGCGGTTTTGCAGTCCTTTTAAGGGCTTGCCGCCAGCCATGCAATACTTTAGAAATTCTTCCGCAGCGCCCGCCATGTCTCCGCGCAAAACCTTAGAACGGAGGGTTGAGCGCTGTAATGTTCCCAGGCCAACATTAAAACTAAAAGATACAAGAGCATCAAATTGGCCTTGGGTAAGGTTAACGGGAATAAAACGTTCCACGCCTCGTTCAAAGCGCTCAAGGTCTGCGCTAAGTATTCCATTGACTTCCTCCATGCTGAACTGCCGGTTGTCTTCTGGGCGCAGGGGGAACCCACCCCGCTCTTCCAACTTTAACCGGCCTTGCTCGGGGTACAGGACGTGACCTACGCCTACCGTCCACAACTTGGCTGGGCAACGGTACGGGCGCTGGCGGACACCTTCATGGTGACGTATGACTCCAAGGGCTTTGGCAGAGACTTTCATTTTCCAAAAGCTCTGCCACCAAAATGGAACGCGATGATGCTGGCAAACAGGGCTTGGGTGTTGCTGTTCCACAGTTTCTCAGCAAGATCAGGGAATGCCACGCCGTGGTTATAACCGTAGATAAACAGGCCAACGTCCACGAACACCAATAGGAGGAAGAAGCCCAAGGTAATAAAGCTACGCACACCGGCCCGCAGGTTTTTCATCCACTGGCTAGTACCGTCACCGAGGCTTTCGTCATGCTTGTATATAGCGCTCATCTCAGCGACTTGGGCGTTGACCAGATTCTCGGTGGCCTTGGCGTTGGTTTCCATCTCAAGCTGGGCGCTGTGTATCTGCTCCACCCGCTCCTGCGCTTCAAAACCTGCCTTGCGGAGTTCCAGTTCGCGCTCAATCTGCATTTGGGCCAGCGCCAGTTCGTGCTTCTTGTCGGCTCGGTCTTGGAAGAAATCCAGCAGCTTGGGCAAGCCCCCCATCAGGAAGGAGATTAGGGTTGATAGGATGGTAAGCATGGTTTAGTCCTTCCCGGTCAGGGATTTGATTTTGTTGTTTACTGGGGTTTTTTCTTCAAGGATTGCAATGTGCATCCTGTTCTCTGCAATTTGATCGCGGTTACGTTGGATTTCTTTT